ACCATGTCGGGATTTTTTAAAGCTAATCGTAACATACCTCTAGCTAAAGTTAGACTTACATAATAATCATTAGTATGATATAAATGCTCATCTATAATACCACAAGAAAATCCTTTTTCTGTTTGTGCTATGTATACTTTAACAGGTAATATTTTTTTTGTAAATATTTCAGTCATTTTTCATCCAGTTTAAAAAATATTCTGCATCTATAACAACTAAAGGTTTACATTGATTCATTTTAAGAAAAACAACTGGTTCTAAATTTTTAGAATTATATTCTGCTTGACTATAATCTTTATATAGTTTTTTAAATGCTTCTTGATTTTTACATTCAATAGCAAAAGGGATAGACTTTCTTGCCTTATCAGACAGTTTTACATCTACCCCTTTTTCTCCCATGATAGCACACACAACATCATTCTCATTAAGAGAGGGAAATCTTTTTAATAATTCATCACGAACCCAATTTTGTAATCTTCTACCTTTTGCTTTTTTACTTCTAGTTCTCATTATCCATTCGTGGATTATTAACTTCTGTATACCACATCCATTTAGGTGATTTACTTTTTGATTGTTGTTGAGGTAAATATTGTAAATTATCTCCCCAACATGATTTTTTATATGGGCAAAAACTACAAGCAAATCCTAATACTTTATTACCAGTAGGTTTTTTATAAAAATATTCATCTTCGTCTTCAAAACATCTTTTAAAAGGTTTATTTTCTTTTAATGCTTTTATGTTGTGTTTCGCTGTTGCTATGGCATCGTCTTTATAATGGGTTTCTTGTTTTGGGGTTTCTGTGACACACCATTCTCCTGTGGATTTATTAATAACAATCCATCCTGCGAAGTCACTTTTATCAGCTTCGCCATACATATACCCTTGACTAACATAGCCAAAACTGTCGTCTTTAGCGACCGAATCAAAACCCCCATTATCTCCAAATTTGTTTGTAAAAGACCACGGAGAGGCCGATTTAATATCCCATATTTTACCTCCAATTTTAACATCCATTGTTCCATTTATTTCATCTCCTTCTGCATTTAGCTTAACCTTTTTTTGAATATCTTTTACCTCAATGCCAGATGCTTTCATGATAGTAATAGCAGATGCTTCAATCAAATCCCCAAATAAATTTCTCATTTTAAAATTATAAGGTAATGATTCTGATGGAGCACCAGATTTTTCCATTTGTAATTGACATAAAGGTTTGCCAATATTTGACATTCGATATGCAAATTCTTTTTTTCTTTCTTCTGTAAATTGTTTTTTAAATGCATCTTTACATGCATTACCAAATTCTTCAATTAGTTCATCTGATACTTCAACGGAGGCTTTATTGGCCTCCGCTAAAAATAATTGTATTTTTGTTAAAATACTATTCATTATGATGCAAAAGCTTTTTCCGGATTTTCTGCATCGACTTCATTTATAACTTTTGCTGATTCAGCATCATGTACTTTATTACTTTGTGCTAACTTCCAAGATTCAACAACTTCTTTGTTTTCTTCAGTTATTAATTGATTAAACATTTCAATTGTTTCATAGTTCTTTTTAGTAAATTCAACATCATCTTTATCTAAAGATATAGAAGTCATGTAATAAACATTTGCACCATGTTTTTTACGTTGAGTACTTAATAAGAGATTGGTATTTTGTTGTAATTTATCTTGACCTTTAATGCTAGTTATAGCTTCATTTATAGGTCTAAAATTCATACCTGTTGCTCGCCACAAAATTGGTAAATCTTCAATAGTAACATCTTTACCATCTCCTGTTACAGCATCCATATTGAGTAAGCCATATACTAAAGTATAACATTTTATTTGTTTTTGTTTAGCTTGGTCTTCTCTCGATAAAGTTTCTATTTCTTTAAAAGGAACTTTACCACACTTTATTCCACCATTAGCATCAATAGCCTCATCTTTCCAAGATTTAAAAATAATTGATTTATTTGCATAATTATTTTCATCTGGATTATACTCCATGTATTGATATGAACGAATAAATGGTCTCAATTTAACTGTACCATTTTTCTTACTATATACTAATTTTTCTGATACTGGGTCGTAGATTTTGTAAGTACCAACTTCTACTTTATTCCCATCATCATCTTCACCCATTCTATTTATTGCTAGACGAGATAAAATTACTGATGAACCACCACCAGAGTCATCTTCTTGTCCTGTTAATCGCATTATTTGTTCTTTCGATAAAGAATCAAAATTTGCTAGTTCTTTTGTCATATATTATTCTCCTATTTTAGGTTTATATTAATTTCTTTTAACATAATTACTGTTTATGTCAAGCTACTACATTTGTATTTAGCCAGTTTTCTCCAATTTTTACTTCGGTATCAAGAGGAACATTGAAATCTATGCCGTATAGTTCCTTCAGTGAATCTACTACTTGTGCTGAACCTTTTCGCATAAGATTAACTGCAATGCCCTCTTCATCCGGATACACATCAGCAACAACTGAATCGTGTACTGTATTGATTAACATACTTTTTACATTATGTTTATCAAATAACTTTTGTATATTTATACATGCCAGTGGTACAATATCTGCTGTAGCAAATCCTTGTACTGGGTAATTTTTTATTTGCGTTGAATAACTTGAACCGCCCCAGGGCATTCTTTCAGCATATGGAAATGCATATTCTCTACCACTTGGAAGTTTAACAGTTTTATAAGTTATAGCCTCGTCTTGTAATTTATCATGCCATGCTGTTATTCCTTTATATTTATGTTTAAAAGCCTCATAATATCTTTTTTCATTATCTGTACCAGACATACCACCATACAAAGGTTTAAATGTATGCCCTTTTGCTTCTTGTCTTGATACCCCAATGATGTCGGCTGTGTATTGATGAACATCTACCCCATTTTTTATATCTTCCATACCTTGTTTATCCTGTGATAAAAATACTGCAGTTCTAAATTCTAACTGTGCAAAATCTATTTCTGCTACTTTACCATTTTCAAATCTAGAAGTTATAACTTTTCTTATAGGAAAAGTATTACCTCTTGGTTGGTTTTGAAAGTTTGGGTCTTTACTAGATAGTCTACCTGTAGCTGTAACACATTGATTAAATTGAGGATATAAAAATCCATTCTCACGAGTATGTGCCCTAATACCTTCTACAAATGTAGATAGATAAGTTTCTAATGCATTATATCTAGTAATCTTTTCTACAAAAACTTTTAACTCTTCATCATCCCCTCTAACTTTATCTAATGTTAATCTATCTGTTTTAAATCCACCTTCTGATGCATCAAAAACACCTCGTGGTGTAGCACTAAACCCTGCACGTTCTTTAGTATTCTCATATAAAACACCTTCTGCATTACATCTAGAGCATTTTGATAAATTTTTATAAGGGTCTCCATTAACTTTTATTTTTTGAATACGACCTTTACCAAAACATTCCCCACATCTAATAGCTTTTGTTTTATATATAGGCATTATATGTTCCATTAATGTTTTTTTAAATTCTAGCTTAGACATTTTAGGTCTTTTTTTCTGTCTTTTAGTAAACTTATCAATACCAATATTAAAATGTTCTACCCAAGATTTTTTATCAATAATTCTTACACCATATACTAGCCAAGATAATTGTTCTGGACTAGATGGATTTACTTTAGTGTCGCCCATTCTATTATGTATAATTTCATCTAATTCTACTCGTAATTTAGCATGTTCTTGTTTAAATTCTTCTCCAACTTCTTCTAACTTTTCTGTATCAATCTTAATACCATTTGTTTCCATTCGTGTAAGTATAGCACAGAACTGGCACATTATTCGCACAGTATTAATTAACCCTTTATTGCTAGGTTTTTTAAAATCTTCCATTTGACTATTAAAAAGTGCTCGAGTTGCTAATACATCTTGTCTACCATATTCATCAACAATTTTCATTGGTATATTTTCAAAAGAAACATCTCTTTCAATATAAGATTCAGTTAAATCTGATTTTCTATGAACGTTTCGTCTTTCACAACAATGTTTTAGTTTTAAACTTTTTTTAACACCTCTATTTAAAACATATTCTCCAATCATCGTGTCATATATTTTTCCAGAGTATGTAAAACCGGTTGCTAACAGCCAGGCTAAATCAAATTTTATATTATGACCAACTAATAATGTAGTCTTATCAAGAATATCTTGAACAGATTTTATATCTGGTTCACCTTTATACTCACTATGATTAAAGAAAAAGTATTCATCATTTAAACCAATACTAACAATAAAATTATTTGGGTCATTAAATGATGGGTCTTTTTTCTTACCTACAATTTGATAAGATGTTTCTATGTCAAATACTGTAATCAATCTCTGTACCTCGATACTTCTGGAACTATTTTAACCATTATCTTTCCATGCCATCCTGTTATTTTATTTTTACTTACTGATAAACTTCTATCGTTATCATTACTGTAATCGCTATTGGGTTTATAACCTACACCTATAATAACATCAGCTTCAGCCGCTTTACCTGTTTTACTATTTTCCATCATATCAAATGTCATATCCCATTTACCAGATGCATCAGCAGATGCTTGTGATATACCTATTAAAGAGCAATCTCTTCTTTTTGCTATCTCTCTAGCACCTGTGTATATTGCTCTCAATTTCTCATCCCCTCTTGCAAATGAACCACCCATATGTACTTTATCTAGTTGGTCAATTATTAATATATCTGGTTTTTCTTTTGCAACATAAGAGTCTATTTTTTCCAATGTCCAGTCTACAGTATCTAATATTCTTATTTGATGTTTAATTTGTGACCATAAATCTCCTGCTTTTTGAGGGTCTTCCTTAATTTCTGCAAATGTCATACCAGTATATGCATTGACTAGTCTCATTTGAGTCCTAATTGCAGGTTCCTCATTAATCAATGCACACACTTTGGCCCCTTGAGTAGCAAAACCGTTCCGACCTGCGACCATATTAACCCAGAATGCAGTCTTGCCACTCTCGGGTCTGGCGAAGACGATGATAAGGTTGCCCTCGCCAATCCCGTTAACTTTGTTTTTTAAATCTGTTAAATTAAATTTCCATTTTGTATTGTCTTTTAACTCATCAATAAGTTTATTAATATCATTTGTAACTGTATCAAACTCTTCTTTATTAACACCTTTTAATTCATCTATTAAACTTTGAATGTCATTAAAATTACTCTCTTCTGTATTATTATATATGTTAGTTGACACAACAGCAATTCGTCTAGCTATGTCTTGTTTGTGCATTGCCTCTAAAATAGTTGTTGCTATTTTTTTATTTGGTTTTTCTTTTTTTACTTCTTCCAGTAAAGAATAAAAATTATCTTTAGCTGCTCTTGT